ACCAGTGGAGAAAGTACCGTACGATGCTACGATTATACTATCTGTGGTGGTTTCAGCGATCCTCCTTGCCTTTTCTCTGTCCTCTGTCTCTACTCCACCGTAGATGAGGAAGGTTTGTCTTGAATCTTCTACTTTATTATTTATCAGATCGAACAATGGCATGCCATGTTTCTCTACGTAGTTGAATAACACCAGAGTGTTACCCTCTAGATCACATACAAGGTTACGGATGAATCTATTGCGACCTTCATGGGAGCATATGTACTCCATTTCATCCTGATAGGAGTCAAACTCCTGCCACTTATGCTTGAGCATAAGGACTTTGATCTCAAATTCAGATAGGTGTCCTTCCTTGATAAGGTTCTCAGTCTTAGTAACCTTATTCACAGCACCAAACACACCCTCTAAGACCAGTTTATTGGTCTGTAACCCGTCTAACGTACCAGTAAACCCTATTCTATACTTACAGTCATGTAACTTGTTCATGATACCAGTCAAAGACTTTGCTTTAAACTGGTGTGCTTCGTCACCTATGACTGCTCCAAAGGACTCAAAGTATTTTTTAGGTAACTTGTAGATAGATTGCCATGTAGTTATTATAACATCCTTATCAGAAAATGGGGTCGCCCCGCCATATACTTTGTGACAATGGTGTTTTGCTGACCAACCATAGTCTCGGAAGTCCTTGTACATCTGCTCTACAAGGGACGTAGTAGGCACTACAATGAGTGTCTTTAGATCTTTCTTACCAAAGTACCTACAGAGGGCATATATCATCAAACTTTTACCACTAGCAGTGGGTGACAGGAGTAATCTCCTCCTGTATCTCATTGCTTCATAGATTGCCTGATACTGATAGTCCCTTACTTTGTGAGGTAACTGTAATCCCTTAACGAATGACCCGACAGCAGCGGGTGTAACAAGGTCATCCACTTCTTCTGGAAGTCCATAGACATCGTTGTCGATGTATTTGTATGGGTATCCGTGCTCCTGTAGAAAAGTTGTAACGTAAGGTAGCAAGCCAGCATATATTTCACCTGTAGCTGGACTGAATAATTTGATTTTTCCATCCCAATACCTCTTTTTATAGGCAGACATAAATTTTGCTTGAGGCACCTCGAAGGTGAACTCGTCTGCCAATTCATATTGTACGTGGGGTGGGCAATCTAGTGTGAGATATACTTCGTTCTTCTTCTTGATAAGGACATCAGACATCGTAACCCTTCAGCATTTTGGCAAACTCAATCGCATTCTTAATCATAAACGATTGGTTGTTCACAGCCGTTAGTATACTCTTGAGAGTATCAATCATCTGGTTATAATACTTAAGCTTAAACACAGCCTTCTGGTATTTTTCATCCGAATCTATGTAGATAGAGATGTCTGTTTTTAGAAGTTTAGTAGGAAATGGCTTGGTAGACTTTCCAGTATAAAATTCCCAGAGTTCACGGTAAAGTGACTTTAGTTTTAGTTCATGCTCATCTCTGAGCATTGTTACTTGATTAAGTAATTGAAGATATTTAGCATGTTTCCTCGGTATAGCGAGGGAGTCATGGTCTAATTTTTCATCGTCAAGTTTAGAGTCCTCTTTCCACATGGACTCAATCATTTCAAGATTCATGCTTAATGATCTGTTATATTATATATTAGACTTTCGCTCCGTCGCTATCTATAAACTCTAGTAAGGTATATTTAAACGTGACATCAGCAGTCACGTAGTCTATGTCTGTAGCATCTGCTGATAATCTGACACCAGTCAATGACACAGGGAATATGTTCTCGAATACAACTGAGGTAATACTATTAAAGTTACTGTCTAACACTAACAGTCTAGCATCTGTGGTAATTTTTGCGTAGTCTGTCTGTCTACCTGGTTCGTATACACCACGTAGATAGTTGGCAAACTCTTCTTCATGCTTAGGGTTAGTCATACCCTTCAACCATTTGTATATCTCATAGTAGTTGTCCATGTTCTCGTTGATCATGAACGTTAGGTTGAGATCACCAAAGGTCATCTTGTCACCAGGTGTGTCATATGCCTTGACTCTGGTCTCTATGGTTCTATTTCCTATACTTATTTCTGGTATATTTACTGTCTGACAAAAGAATTCTACTGTGGGTAGTCTTTCTATAAGAAATTTAAACCCAACGGGTGAGAGGAAGTTCTTGCTATCAGGTGAAAATAACTTACTGGATGATGTCATTCCCAATACTCATCTAATACATCTAATACATTATTTAGGATCATCTGTGCTGCTGCTCTCTCGTTGTCATTCCATTCGGGGTACCACTGATGACGGTGTAAACCATCTTTCATACGCATTACCTTTGCTAGCATGGCAACTTTATTCAATCTTCCGTTCATGAGGGTTCAACCTTTCCTATAATTTAGCATAAAAAAAGGGGCGAAATGCCCCTTGTAAAGTGATATGTGTATATCCTGATACAGGATTACATAAGGTTAGCAACTCTAACTCTTCTGTAGTAAGCGTTAGCACCAATGTTGCTGCTATGCTGTGGATCAGAGTTTGTAAGAGCTGTAAGTCCCTTAGCGAATGGGTTAAGAACCATTCCGTAACGAGTTTTAAACCCGATACGTGGCTGGAATGTATCCTGTCCAATCGCTCTGTACATTTGTAGCGGAACGTAAGGACAATAGAATAATCCTGCGTCGTATGCGTTAGTACCTTTGTATCCAACAACGTAGTATTGGTCAGCAGATACGTTTGCTGAGTAAGGGTCGATGTACACTTTGAATCTTCCGTTGATTGTACCAACGAATGTGTTTCCTGTGTCATCAATCTCGCCAAGTCCACCAACTGCTTGGTTGATACCTGAAGAGTAGTCTAGAACACCCGCCATAGCAAGAGCAGAAGCAACATCACTAGAAGTGATGATTACGTTACCCTTTCCTCTACGAGTCTCTAGTGCGATTGCGTTAGCATCTCTTTCGATCTGGAATAGTAGACCTTTGAATTTCTCAACAGACCATCTTCCATTTGAGTCAACGTCTAAGTCAAATACACCTGCATTTGCTGTGTTAACCTGAGCACCAGGCTTAGCACCTCTGTATACAGTACGTACAACTTCTCTGTTGATTTCAGCAAGGATCTCAGTAGAAAGAATGTTTGCTAGTTCAGACTCGGCATCTAATCCGTGGATTGCTTTCAAGTCTTGAGCAAGTTCAACTGAGTAGTCTGCTCTTAATGCTCTACCTTTAGCTTCAACAGCAATTCTGTCGATGCTGAACGCCATTTCCATGAACGCGGTAGAAGTTCCTTCTCCAAGAGATTCCATCTCAGATGAAGTAAACTTACTAGAAGCAAGGTCATAGTTACCTTCAGTTGTACCACCACCAGTAGCATCGTTGATAAGACCTGGGTTCTTTTCAGATGTTGCTGTTGGAGGAGTACCACCTTGAGTACCAGAGAACTGTGCGTCTGGCTCATCGAAGAATGCTTCGTTACCAGTCTGGTTAACGTAGCGTGATCTCATTGCGAAGATTAATCCAGTAGGACCATTCATAGGCTGAACACCTGCGATGTCATAAGCAATAAGCTTAGGCATAGCACGACGAATCAAGCTAATAAGAATTGGGTCGAAACCGAAGTTAGCACCACTACCAGTAGTAGGAGTGTTGATAGGACCTGCGTTAGTAGGTGCCTCTGTGAGGATATTCTTTTCCTCACGCATGAACCTTTCTTGGTTCTCTAGGAGTTGTGCGGTAACCGCCTTACGATAGTTATCCTTAATCTCAGGAAGACCATCATGCTTTAGTACGGGATTCCACTTCTCCTGTAGTTTTTCTGTGTTGAACATTTTAAAATGTTAGTTTAAGAGAGTGAATTAAATCCTTTTAGCAAGTTGCTCGACATATGATGCCATGCTCTCACTAATTGATTCAAGTTGTTTTTCTGCCTCTGGTGCAGATTCTTCTGAAGCAACCTCAGTTACGGTCTCAGTCTTTGGAGCACCAAAGTATGATTCCTTGATCTGACCTAGCTTCTCACGGTACGACTCGTCAGATTTAAACTCGACTGCATCGGCAAGGG